AGGAGTCCAGCCTGTACGTATAACCTCACGCCAGTTAGTTGGTATCATCGCTGCGGTTAACGCTTCGGGGCCGAATGTGACCTCCGAGGATAACTTAGCGTGTGTTATAGAGCCATCAGCCACCGTCCCTTGGTCAACCGAGATGAATGACAATACTTCAACTTCAAGTACGCCTATAGGTATCGCTACACCGAACGTTATCGTTGCACCGGATAGTGAGTATTGACTCTTGTGCTGCGCTACGCCATCGAAAGTTACGAAGGTGCTATTCTCGGAGGCTGGCGTTTCTGATATGACCAACTGAGTAGTCGTGCCTGCTGTATAGTCTACCCCACCTGTGAACGTATCAGCCGTAACAGAGGAGAGTGAAGCAAGGTCGCCCCAGGCTGTTCCGCTGTAGACCTTCATCGCGTTGGTAACAGTGTTGAAGTATAAGGCTCCAGTGATCAGCGCACCGCCATCGTTATCCAGGGTAGGATCAACAGCCTTAGCGCCTAAGTATCTATCATCAAACTCATCGTACTTGTTGTTGGTCAGTACCACATCTGCGTGTGTGAGAACAACGTCTGCGTTTGTAAGAACAACATCGGCTGCCGTGTCAATCGCATCTTGAGTGGTAGTAGCGGCATCTGCATTCGTGGTTACAACATCTGCTGCGGTGTCGATTGCGTCCTGAGTCGTTGTAGCAGCGTCAGCGTTTGTGGTGACTACGTCAAGACCTGTAAGCACGACATCAGCGTTCGTAAGCACGAGGTCAGCATTCGTAGAGACTACGTCAAGACCTGTAAGCACGACATCAGCGTTCGTAAGCACGAGGTCAGCAGCGGTATCAAGTGTGTCCTGATTAGTTGCTACAAGATCGGCTGCTGTGTCTATGGTATCTTGATTCGTCTGAACCAGGTCGGCTGCTACCGCTATCCTATCGAGTCCTGTCTGAACTTTGTCGGCCTCGGCTGCTACCACATCGGCGGCGGTATCAATTGTATCCTGGTTTGTGGCTACCAGGTCGGCTGCTACTGCTACCCGGTCGAGCCCGGTCTGAACCTTGTCGGCTTCGGCTGCGTCGACTGCTGCCTGAACTGCTACAGCATCCCCAAAGATAGAGAGAGTGTTGTTGTAAGTGGTAACTCCCTCGCCTGCCTTTGTCGTGGCAATCCCGGCCTGGGTGGTCGCTGTAACTACATCGGCATTGGTAGATACCAGGTCGGCACCTGTGGCGATTACATCTAGGCCAGTCTGAACCCGGTCGGCTGCTGTTGCTACAGCATCGAGGCCGGTTTGTGTTTCACTGTCCCCGGCTGATGTTGCAGAGGCGGCGGCTAAGGCTACCTCTAACTGTGCTGCTGTTACAAGCTCGTCAAACTGTCCCTTGAATGCGGCAACGGCAAGAAACTTCGTCCCGTCGTAAGCAAAGGAACACATTTGGTTGTTCGCTATATCCCCGGAAACCAGGGCGGACCCGTCAGGCCGGCTAAGTGTTTTTATCCCAAGAGAGTTAAGGTTTACGGTAGCTGGACCGGTGTTCCCGTTTACGGCTTTAAAATTAAACGTCAGCCCTACTCGATATGACGAGGGAGCTATCGGAAGATCCACGACATAGGCGTTGACTATGCCCGTATCGGTTCCAAATGAATTTCCGCCACCTAATACGCTGTCTACGCTGGCGGCGTCCGTTAATGCTGTTGGGGCTCCAATCGGTACAGGATCGGAAAACCCTTGCAGTGTTGCGTGAGGGGCTGGAAGTTTCTCGAACCCGTCAACAACACCATCAAAGCGGGAGTTTACATCTTCCGCCCTGGCCTTAGTGCCGGGTACAAGTTTTGTCGTATGTTCGAAATAGTCGTTCATGCCTGCCTTCCTAAAAAGTTATAATATGTGAAAATCCCATTGATAGTATGAAGGGGCGTTACTGTGTTGGGGGCATTGAAATACAACATCAACCCTACCTCTGTAGCCACACCATCCATACGGCCCGAAGCGGTTCCACCACCGCCACCATCTTTTCCGCCCTCCCAGCTAAAAGTATTCCATGAAGAGATATTCCATTTGCCTGCACCCGCTGTACTCTCCGAAACGTCCACGGTTTTATGCGATGGAATATTAGATCTACTGAAAGAGAAATCAGGAAGGTAGGAAAGTTGGAGTTCTGTTCCACCGAATTGATCTAGTTCAAGAACTATTTCACGGTATCGTTTTTTGCGCCTGGGGGTTTTCTGGTAGTTGTAAGGCAACCGACAATATGCCATCATCGGTTCGTGATCCAGGCTTACACCTGAATCCATTTTGTAGATGTATCCGTCATCGGATCCAAAGTAGATATTTTCTAGTTCATCATCCGCCCTTTTTGGTGCAGATATACATCGAACAATCGGGCTATAATGAGCCTGGGTAAACTCTGCCTTATTTCCGTTAAAGGTTGCCGTTAACCAGTACCCATCATCAAAGAATATTCGATACTGGTTTTTGCTGGCAACAGCTACGGACCCAACCGCTTTTGATTTTTGATCATCAATTAGCGCCTGTATGCTTCGGCTAATTGTTCCGCTTTTGAAACTTCCGAACTGATTGGTGGCTGAAAAATCGGCCAACCCGGTATTGTTTAGAAAGATGATCCTGCCAACATCTTGTACAGTTCCAGGAACGCCGCCAGACTTCTTTGAATGTGGACGTAATATCCACGAACCGACGCCAGTCCCTTCAAGAATATGGATAGAATCTTTACACCATATTCCAAGCACACCGCCTGGCAGGCTCATGCAATCGCCTAATTCTTCACCCATGCCAAGTTCACCGGCATCAACTACAATTGACCAAACACCGGTTGGATCCGTAGGAGGTGAATGTTGCAAAGATCCACCGGGAAAACCAAGAAACAAATGCTTAACATGCTCTGTTATGGTGATAGGCGCATCAACAGCCATACCAGTTGTTATTTGCGTAAAAGTTGTACCGTCAAACTGAAAGGCTTTATTCACCCCGTCGCAGCCATACATCATTATCGTGCTGGCAGATCCACCGAAGTTCGTATTCTCGAACTTATATGAACCACCGGGGGAAAGGATTGGAGTCGTTACGATAGCCCACCCGGCTGCAGGATCCTCTTTGTACATGATACATTCGGTAGCGCCGACATTATCCCTGAAACCGTACAAGTCACCGGCATATCGCCATACGCCACGCACTGCTCCGGATCCTGGTAATTTCTCAACCAAGTTACGCCTTGCTTCAACTGCCAACCAGTGAAAATAATTCTCATGGCTGTCTATCAATTCAGTATTTGGAGTGTACGCTGTGGTGATTGTCGCAACGGATAAGGACAATACCAGTATATCCTCGTCCGCCTCGAAAGCGACTGAGGAGGTAAGTAGAAACGTGCTGGTTCCGGCTGTGTCTTCAAGATCACCTTCGCCCTCGAAATCTACAAATCCGGAAAGAACAGAAATCCCGGTTGCACCTGAAACACTACCCACTACCAGTGTTCCTACTGCTATCTCTGTAGCTGGATTGCTAAACTCAACATATTGGAATACGGCCGCGCTTGGGGCCCCAATACCGTCAATACGTTCAAAACCATCAATAGGCTTTGCACCGCCGGAAGGGGCAATTTCATAACGGAAACAATCGAGCATCTTGCCGGCGGGAATCTTATAAGGCGCCGTAACAAGATCGAGCCCACCCCGAAGAGGAAAATAATCTTCCTCGGGCTCCTTTACCCTGGGCCTTCTTCTATGTCGAAAGCTCATGCAATCGGCCTCCCTACAATATTCATAGCCTGCCCATATCGGTTATCCAGGGCAGTTATCATTTCGTCATACTGAAATTCCGATTCATCAAGTAACGCCGGAGCTCCATCATGGAAGGCATAGAGATACAAGGCCCGCCATTTGATGATTTCCTGCCATGCCTGGTTGGTTGGCAATAAAGGGATATCTCCATCTGCGGCTAATCTTTGCGGCGCTTTGTAATATCGCAGCGTGATAGTATATTCGTCGTCAGGTGTGGGAAACAGCATCAAGCCATTGGTAACAGGATCCGGAAAAACGTAACCAGGCTGTGCTGGCGTCTGTGTCCCTTTCCTGTAATTGTTCCACCATTTTTCGTAGGTTGTTACACCTATGTCCTGCTCTCCATCAACTCCATCGGCGGCTTTGTATATAGACGCCCCTTGGAAGTTCCAACTCTCAACGTCGGTAAGGTTTAACTCAGTAAGCGGGTAAAGCAACTTATCCGCAGAAGTATTGAAATCGAACGATATGTACATCCAGGGCCAATCTGGCCTAAACTGTTGAATATCAATCCAAGCCTGCCGGACCCATCCAACCATTCGTTTTTCAATTCCGGTTGCCGCTACGACGTCGGAAGGGCCGGTGCCTGAAAGCCCAGTTTCCTCCCAAGCATCTTGGCAGATTTGGAGAAATGTTCTCATTACGCCCCTTGTTTACTTAAAGTGATATTCGACTATTGAAAACGGATACATTGGAACGTCTTTCGCTTCCATTGTCTTCGGGTTGTAAACCGTCTTCATTGCGTTTTGTAATGAAACGAGTATTGGTATTGACACCCGGACATCGACATTTCTAACGATCCGGTAAGGTACAAACTGGACACTGCCGACAATCGGTTGCGGGTCTTTTTCGTCGTCCTGGACATTGATCGTTACAGCAATCGGTTTAGGTGCTTTATCTGTTTCCTGTTCTACTGCTGCGGATTCTTCCTCTTCCGGGTCTATGTCTGGGCCTATATCAGCAAGGGTAATACCGGTTTCTTCCTTGTAGATTTCCCTGAATCTATCGACAACTGTTTCCGGTTTTGCGTTGGATGCTATTTTCTTTCCAAAATTATCTTTGGTGTATTGTCGCAATGCTTCTGCGTCAAAGGCCAGGTCAACATATGGTAGTGCGTTGTTATCAGTCATTGTCTTTTGCTCACTCAATATTTTTAAATTACACCCGGTCCATTATACGAACCGGGTGTAGTCAGTTACGTTATGCGATCACTGCCTTTTTACAGGTCAGTTACGGCTACCTCTAATCGGATCAACCAAAGCTGATTGAGGATTACGTTTGCATCCCACATCTTCCAGGAAACAAAACCCCACTGTCCCAATGGATCCGTCTTGTCGGCTCTATCCGGATTAACAACCTTCGGAGTAATCGCAGACTTCCCTTTCAGGGGAACGTGGGCGTAGCTGTTCTTCGCAGTAACAACGACTGGGTAAACGTCGGCGAGAGTGCCGGTGGTTGACTTCATCAGTCCTTTAGCGGCGCCGCCATCTTCCCATGGAGTGAGCAATGGAGAAGTTATAAAGCGGACCTTACCGAGAGAACCAAGTTCTTCAGGACAAAGCGGCTGACGACCACCATAATCGGCGACCTTTTTAAAGTTGGTCAGTCCTTCAAGGTCATAATCGCAATCGGTGTGACAAAAAGCGATAAACCCCCCATCTACGGAAACGGTCCCATAATTGGGGCTAGAGGACATCATGTTAGTGACTTTCTTTGCTCGCTGGCTGTTAAGCAGGCGAACAGCGCCTTTGATAAGACCGTCAGTTACGATAGTATTAACGGCGGTTCGTGCGGTGCCGTTGGCATAGGCTACAGAAGTACCAGCTTTGAGAGTTCCCCAAAGGAGCATTTCTTTAGTCTCGCCGGCCTGCTCACCGCAAAGCTCGGTGGCGTCCTTGAGTACAGGATCTTCGGCAAGATCGGCGATCTTGTCGGAAATCTTGGTCCAGTCACCATACTGAAGCATGGAAACCGGTACGTCCTCATAGGACATGGTTTTAGCTGCAGGAGTAACACCCTCAGTCAAGGGAGTAGTTGCGGCTGCAAAAGGTACGGGCCGACGGAATTTCATGTTATCGGCTTTATTGGTGGGCATTTCTTTAGTCAGTCCAAACTTAGACAAAACTAAAACTGCTTCTGCGTAGTCGAGCATATCAACAACTGCATAGGCTGCGGTTCGCTGACTTAAATCTCCGTAAATAGTATGTTCAAATGCCATGGTATTAAATCCTTATATAAACGGGCCCGGATTACGAATACATCCTGGCTCGTTGTTTTTCCTTCTTCTTGGCACCATCTTCAAAGGCGCTATCAAAATCGTCTGACGATTCCGTGTCGCTCCTTGTTGATCGGCCAACCTTTTTTGAAGAGATCCCCGCGCTTTTCTGCAGGTTTTTAGCTCTCTTCTCCGTGATAAGTTCGACCTTGCTCTTTCCAGTTGGTTCCGGTGGTGTTTTGGTCCAGCCGGTTTCCTTTTTAAATGCGTTCAAAACCTCGACCGCATCGTCTGATTCTTGGCTTTTGATCTTCGTCTGAATCTCTTCCGACGCTTTCTCCCGCCACTGAGCAAATTCCTGACTTACCTTTATGTCATCAACATCGGCGTGTGCTTCACGCAGGCTGTCGAGTTGTCCTTCTTTGTAGGTTGATATCTTGTCCTGTACCAATGTGTCTTGGGTTGTTGAAACCCGGTTCACCTGGCTAGCTACGCTGTCAACCTGCTTTGTCACGGATGAAAGACGTTTATCGACAATGGCGGCCATTTCCGGAAACTCGCGTTGAAACTCGTCCCAATCGTCTGCTTCATTGTCGGTGGTGTCTGCATCAGCCGTTATTTCTTGTTCTTCAACTGGCGGCACGTTGGCGGCCTGTTGCTCCACAAGTTTCTTGGTCAAGGCGGATACCCGCCCCCGCTGGCTGCGCTCCGATTGCTTTAGCCTTTCAATCTCCGCTTTGGTCTTTTCGAGTTCGTCTGAAAGATTGACTTCAGGTTCTTCTTCCTCTTCTGCGGCGGCTGGCTCTCCAGCGGCATCAACAAAAGCATCGTTGAAGTCGTTTTCGTTTTCGCCTGCTCCGTCTGTCTCTACTTCTCCTGAGTCTTCCGGGTCAGCATTTGCCGACTTTTCAGCTTTCTCCGAAAATGCGGCGTCAAACTCTTGGTTGTCTTCTTCTACTGCTTCAATTTTTTCATCCGGCATGTTGTAAGCTCCTGGTTGCGTCCGCTATGGAGGCAACAGCTTTGGTTAAACTTCCTCTCCACCAAATCTCAAAAGGCAGTCAAGGGCATCCATCGCCCCTCTTGCGTATTGAGTTTGTCCGTGGTCTGCATTTTTACTTCTAAGTGTGTTCATGTAATCAGTGCTATTTAACTGTTCGATTTCCTGTTTTATTGCTTTCCATGTCAGGCTAGTACGGTCTACGCTGTGTCGACGCTGGTCGTCACTGGTTATATTATCAAGATATTCTTGACGTAACCTGTCGCGGTCTAGTGCTGGTATTTCCCCTAATATTGTGTTTCCCACGTACTTGCTCCTTGCTAAGTTGGTCGATCCTGAAAAGGTGGTAATTCCTTTCTTGGGCTATCTTGACATTGCTCTTGTGAGAGTCATATGTCAGATCATCAGACGTTGTAATCAGGTCAAGTTGACTTTCTTCTCTCATCCTGCCACCTTGCCGGCTGG